AATTATGTGACTATCTTGATTTATGCAAAGATATCAACTAAGCGCGCTTCGCGCTGTGTCAATAGCTCCATCGAGCGTCGATGGTAGTGCAAATGGTGATCTTTGATTTGTATCTGGAGTTCCAAAGCCGTTCATGTTACTACCGGATTCATTTTGATGTGTACCAGTGGGATCAATTGACACATGATAGTGTGAGAAAACCCACTGAGTGTCGATGGGATTCATCGACCCGGCGTCGGTATCGTATGTCATTTGTTGTTGATTGATTTGATATGGTACACAGTTATAAAATCGAAATTGTTTTCGAATCACTGGAGGTTGGTCTCTACCATTAACAGCTAACTGAGTTATTGTTATATCAGATTTTATATTCAATCTATCTGCGTCTGGGCGAGCCACTAAACCCAAATGACTAGCCATCACTACCCACGGTCTTAAAACGGTGTCAACAAAAGAAATATTTGTTTCTCTAAATTCAATTGACAGGGGATTGAAGGTGTTTCTCGGTTGTGCTACCAAACCAGGAATCAAACCTCCGCTGTTTCCGACCTCTGCTCGTGTGAAGGTCATACCTTCTTGTGGTATGTTAACACCTTGTGCGAACAGACAACCGGTGTTTTGACTGTCTTTTGGGTTGTGCATCATCTTAGACCTAGGAGAGCCTAGGGGTCCTTCGGGTTGTACTATCTTTAGATATGCATTATTATTTTTATCGTAAACATCAGATATAGCGTTGCTCCGTGAGTTGACAGTAACGCTCTCGAATGCTTTCATTGAGTCGCTCTCTAGGACTTTGACTGGCATTCGATCGATCTCTAGATACCACAAACTTCGATTTGGGGTATGAAAAGACCACTCCGTCGTCAACTGATCGTGGAATATTTCTCTATACTGTAACAGGTTTGGATTAGCCGCGAATCGCATGTCTTTTTGTGTTCCCCCGAAAGTGAACACACGACCTGGACCTGAAGAACGACGTCCAAATATACCTTCGACTAAACCACCTACCGCTCGATCAACGATTTTATTGACAGCTTTTTTAGCAGCTTTACTCGCGAGCTTCTGTACGAAGCTTGGCATAATATTACAATCCTAGAGCACCCAAGACCTTGTCGGCTATATTGCTTGTAAAGTTACGAAGACCACCTGTGAGGGCGGATTTCTCTCTTCTCCAGTATTGATAAGCTAACGTAGCTTGAAATGACATCGGTTCACCAGAACCAGTTGATGGTTGGTATTGAATTTCTCCAACTTTCTGACAATAAGCTCCGTATAATTTATACTCTGCAACTCCGTTCAGTTGTGCGTCTAACTGCAGAAGATTGATAACAGAACTCTGCGATGGAGTTGCGTAGTTACCGGTGCTGCTACTGTCATCAAATGTGTCAAATGACCAAGATTCGAATTTAGCTCTTAATGTTGCAGCTTGGTCGCAATAAAAATCAACCGACCATGAGTCTGAACCATCATACACTACAGAACCAGGTACATTGAAATTCATTCCCATGTATGGTACTTGTTTGTTCGCAATAGATCTACCTGGAAGATTAGCGGATTTAACATATACTAAGTCATCTTCATCGAATGATATACCTCCCGCATCGCCAGCATCAATACTAAGAACCCGAAAATGAAAGTCTCGGGAGAAATCTCGTTCTTGTGCGACTCTGTAGAAGTCCGTTATAGTTTGTCTTACGTCTGGCATTTTAAATATTTATGGTTATGATACTAATTCTGAGAAGTTTTGATCTGTCCGAGTAGCATAAAAGTTACACAATATAAACTCTGCGGCTCGCACTGGCTTGATATATATGTCAATCACTAACTCATTTTGATCGATTACAAATGGTGTGTTGTTGCGTTCATCACACACTATCAGATAATCATACATACCTTCTGTATTTTTTACCTTCTCAAATATAGGTGTGAGCACGTTCACTACTTGTGTTCTAGTGAATAGTGTGTTAGGTTCAAACACGTAGTATTTGACAGTGGCTCTCGTGGCTTTCTCGAGATATAAGAACAACCGACGCACGTTTATTCGATCGAATGCACTTGGTTTTGCTTGAAGTGTCTTTTGGCCAAATACTACAAAACCATCATTAGGGAAGTTCGCGATTGGATTAACGCTTATCTTGTAAAGTTGATCGCGGTGTTTTTGTTTTGGATACACTGCAATATCCGATACGGTACTCAACACACCACGTGTAAAACCAGCTGGTGCATACCATGGTTGGAACTGAGCGTCCGTTCTAGCATACATTGCAGCCATCCTTCCAGAGAATGGTACATATATGTTCCTGCTCAAACTACCATCATACACCCTAGCCCAGTTACCGTATGTAGCTGCATAGCTAGTGTTTATAGCTTCGTAGTTATGTCTCAAAGGCCAGTATACATGTTTAGAAAAGATATGACTTTTGTTACCTAATGTCTTGTTGTTCTGACCTTGAACAAATATGTATCTTAATGGGTCTAGAATTGTCATGTGATCCTTTCGCTTGTTTTGAGCGAAGTTGACAAACACACTAGCAACACTAGTGTAATTGACGATTGTACGTTTCTTGTTTTCTAAGATACGCGGAGTGTACATATTATCATATCCCCACTGACCATCTGGGTTGGTTGGTTCTTTGAAGTCATCATAACCAGGCTCTCCATCAACGAATCCATATTCTTCAGTACCTAAACCGTCACCGATTTCAAAATACGCTTCATCGTCAAATGCTCTACGACCGCCATGAGAACCGACAAATATAGTACCTAAACCTGCTTCGCAAGTGATGTCTAGTGGGTATAGTTCGTGATTGTCGATTGTTTCGAAGATGTATTCAAGCTTCGTTGGAATTGCTCCGATGTTCTTGGCTGCGGCTTCGGTCTTTTTGAAGACACCGTTAGGATATACATTGTCACCGGGAGTGTATGAACCTTTTGTGTTTAATTCGTTGATCCACAATCCCAGTGATGATTCCTCTGCTCTATTTAAGAAAGCTCCGTTTGGTTCGTTTGGATTGACAACACCAGTGTAAGCTTCATGTTTTTGAGATAAAACACGAACACGTCTAGTAGGTAATGCATCATCTCCTAACCAATTACCAGATTTACTTATATTTGGATTTACAAATACTTTTACGTTAACAGAGGCATCACTAACACTCTCTAAGAAGAATGACTCTGGTTTTCCACCAGTCTGCCCGAATTTTTCTCTGTGGTAGGATAGTGAGCCGATGTATGATTCTGACAGTACAAAGTCAAGCTTGGCGATGTCAGGGTTTAATGTTGATGTTCTTACTTTAAATACCGCTAGTGTTAACACATCACTGTATTCGTTTGAATTCATATCAAAATCTCCTAGATTTTCAACAATTTCAGAGATTGAAACTTCACTGTCTTCTGCTTCACCGCTTATTTTGAATGTGAGTCTGTCATCTGGTATTTTGACTGTATAACCAGCAGAAGTATTTTTGTTGATTGATCGTAACTCCCGGACACTATCAAATGCAGTTGCAGGGTTTAAATTAGTGTTATCTGATAATGCAACATAATAACCTTCAAACTTTTCATTAACAGCACGACGGCTAGCATTTAAAATGACTAAGCCGGCATTTTTTATCGCATCTAGACCAGAATTTGCTACAACTCCAGGTTTGTCACTCCATTGGATTTCATTATTAGTTAGCATGTCATATTCAGCTTGTGTGAGTGTGACGTGTTTTGGTTGTTCTAAAAGATATGAATCACTGTCTCCGTATGCAGTTGGATATAATGAATGAGCTGTCCATATATCCTCGACTGCTGCTGAAGAAGAGTAGACTTGATCACCTAACTCAACATAATGTTGAGCAGCTGCTGAAAGCGCTGGTACATCAGAACCAATCCAGGATTCTAATAATTCAAAAGAAGGTCTCGTTTTGACTGGGTAGCAGAGAGCAGTGTATTCATCTCCTACAGTTTCACCCTCTTCTTCACCATACGGTAAGCGTGTCACAAACACATTCGCCGGGCTGTTAAATGAGGCTTTAACAGTGTGGTAGAAGTACCTCTCTGCTGCGTTAGTCGGAAGTCCGTATAATTGCTCGAATTCCGATATACTTGTAACTTGTAAGACTTCGTCTATCGGGCCTTGATTCGCAAAGCCAGGGACAAGTATGTTTGTTCCAACAGGTAAACTTGGTCTTAATGAAAGATCTATCTCATTGATCTCAACTCCGGGTGATTGTATTGTACGTGCC